CCATTAAGGATTGCGTTGTAGGTAAGGTCAACTACACCAATGCCAAATAAGCCATTGGCAGGGGATGAGAGGTCATTAAGGTCTGACGCTAATGCCTTTACTATCTCATCATCTGTAAAGCGTGGAGAGACGCGTACAAGGCTTCCTACGGCTGCATCTTGGTCTGTTGATCCATCTTCTCCGCCAGAAACAGTTGCTTGTTGTCCGTCAATTGACCAGACATAAAAAGTATTTGTGCCGATTGAAAGGCGAGCGCCTGGGCGAACTCCGTCTGGGGTGTATTGGAAAGTAAGTGTTGAGCCGCCCTTGGTGTAAGCAACAGAAAGTTTATTGCGGTTCTCTGTATAGCCACTCATCAGTGTCGAGCGGGTAGTTGTCACCCAGTCATTTACGGTTGTCATTCAGTTCTCACAGATTCACTGGGGTTGTGTTAGGTTGATAAACGCTTGTGCCTGTTACTGCTTCAAAAGCCTTTACTGTGCTTTCGATTTTCTTGGCTTGTCCTGGCATGATCTTGCCAGATTCAATTTCAAATCTTGTCTCGGCTTTTTCCATAAGTTCTGCTGAACCATCAATGCGTGGTGGTTGCAAACCTTGGGCGCGAAGAGCCTTATACGCGGGCATATCTCTGTTCCAACGGCGTTCGCGAGCTTCTACTACTTCTGCTCCAGCGCGACGAGTTGGGGCGGTTCCAGTACCAAACGAGATTGTAGAGATTTTGCAAACAAAGCAACCCTCTACAAATTCTGTGTGGTCTCTGTGATCCATTTGCTCCCCTTTATCAATAGACAATGTTATCACCGAAACCAGCGTTAGCGAGGATGGCAGCTTCGTCATTGGTGATGTCATAAGTACGACCACCGTAATAAACCTTGGCAACTCCTGGCTGGTTATTTGTAGCGATCCAGACTGGGGGTTGAGATGTGCTGATAATCCCGTTAGTCCAAAACCATACATTTGCACCGCGAGGAATTGATGGCTTAAAGAAAGCGAACGGGCGCTGTTTCCATTTCGGAACTACAGGGGAAATAACTGGAACAAGTGTTGCTATCGGAGGTGTGAATTTTGGCATTTCCAGTTCCTATCTAAAAGTGATAAAGCGGGGGTAGGGCGAGAAAGGTGAATAAAGCGCCCTACCCCCAAGTATCAACTACTGACCGATTGAAGAACCTGACTCAATGCGGTACAAAGCAGCCTGACGGAATGGAGCATATCCTACGAAGTGCTTCCAGCCGACACCAGTGAAGCGACGAAGTGTGTCGATAACAGGAACATCAACGATGATTGCCTGTTCGCCATATCCGCCACCAGTTGAGAACGCCTTAGCAAGTGCCTGACGGCCCATTACGAGTGTTCCGTAAACGTCAACAGCAGAGACAACGAGTGAAAGTGATGTTCCTGCGTTTACATTTGAAAGTCCAAGAACAGAAACTGTAAGAGTTGTTGTTGAAGGAACTGTTGCAACTGTGAACTGTGTGTTGAAGCCAATCTGTGAAGTCGAACCTGTACCTGAAGTTGCTGTTGCTCCTGAGATGGTGAGTGTGTCACCAACTGCAAGACCATGAGCAGCAGAGGTTGTAAGTGTTGCAACATTTGAAGCAACAGCAATTGTTGAGATTGTGTATGAGTTTGTTCCGCCATCAGCAAAGAATGGAGCGCGTGGTGTTTCCATGAACTGAACGCCCTGGAAGTTACCAATTACGCCATTGAAGATACCTGATGGATCTGAATAGACGTGTGGATCTGACCAGTTTGTTCCGCCTGTTGCGCCACGGAAGTCGTAAGAAACATCTGGGTGGATGATTCCCTTATACATTCCGTTGAATGTAGGAACATTGTTCTTACGGAGGTTAGCAACAGCCTTGCGGACATCGTTACCTGTAAGTGTGTTTGTCTTTGCAAGTCCAGCGCGTGTTGTGCCAGATGTGTATGCGACGTTTGTACCTGAGCCAGCAGCAGTACGGGCAATGCCGTCTGTTGAAATACCAGCGTTCCAACCGATTACGTTAGCAGCGATTGGGTTAACTTCCATGAACGCTGTTGCGCCCAACTTTGAAGTCAACTGAACTGCGTTACCGTATTCAAGTGGTGTAACAGTAATATATGAATCAGACATTGCTACTGGAGTAACATCTGATGTTTCTGTAAGTGCTGTTGTTGCTTCTGCAAGATCAGAAGCGATTGTGAATGTAACGCTTGTTCCACGGTTTGTTGCGTTTGTTGACTGAACTTCTACGAGTGCATCGTAGTAAAGCTCTGGACGAAGCGCGTAATACGCGATCATCTCATACGCGGCCTTGGAAAGATCAAGCGAGCTGACCTGTGTTAATGCCATTTGTAGTTCTCTCTCTGTTGAAGGGTTAAGGAGCAGTTACCAATTAGATTGGGAACCAACCGCCAGGTTGTTCATTAGAGATCGTGATTCCGTTTGCTTGAAGAATTTTGATGACATCTGCTGGATTAGCCGCATTGCGGATTTCATCCAAAGCTGATGGAGCAATAGTTCCAGTTGCGCCAGCAGAAGCCTGTGAAATTCTGTCGATAGCCGATAGGTCATCTTGAACTTCTTGAGTCTGGCTAGTTGGAACTAGACCGAACTCCTGTGCTGCTGCCTTAATTGCTTCTGGTGTTGCTTCTCCATCATAAGCCTTAGCAAATAACTTGCCTGTGCCTGACTCTAGATCAATTCCAGCTTTCATAAGTGCGAGTTCGCGCTTTGCTTGAGCTGCTTCCTGCTTGGCGATTTCCGCCTCGCGTGATGCGCGCTTGCCTTCTTTTGCGTCTGCCTCTAACTTACGCCGCCAGTTCTTCGAGTCATTTTCAGATTCGTCGTTACCGAGGCTGTTATCTAGTTCTTCTTCATTGTAATCAAGATCGCTCATTTTTATTTCTCCAAATTCCGTATCGCACACCTACCTTGGAGGGCGGTGTGGCGGGGCTAGTGTTTTTTATGCGCCGAAGCGACGAACCTGACACCGCGTAGCCAACAACGGGGCAAATCCCATCAAATCCTCCGAGGTCTAAAGCAGACGATTTGGAGACTGCTTACACAAAAATGGACCTACTAAGAAAATCATAGACATATCAGATTGATTTGTCTAATTAAACTTGAGGTGCAGAACCTAATCCTGTAACGCCACCTTGACCAAAAACGAACTGTCCGCCTTGCTGATATTCAGCAGCGCGTGTGCCAGCAACTCGTCGAGTTCTAGCAAGTGCTTCTGGACTCATGCCGAATTGCGCGTTGATAAGTTCTTCGTTGGTGACTGATCCAGAAATATCTCCTGGAAGCGCTTGGGTAAGTTGCTGTTGCTGGGCGATATTGCCAAAGCCTTGCTGCGCTTGTGCGCCTGTAACTCCAGCCGCAGCCAAGTTCAAAGCCTGTTCTCCAGCGATCTTCTGGCTTGCTTGGAAAGCAGCTCCACCGATTTGGATGGCTCTAGCCTTCTGTTCAATAACTGGGGTTGCAAGGTCTGGGTTAAGAACGAAGGCAGTTAAGTCTCCTGGTGTTAAACCAAAAGTCTTGCTTGCATAATCAAGGACATTCTTATCTAAGGACATAACTGATTCTTGACCAGCGATAAGGCGCTTTTGAAGATCAACTTGGTTGACATTGTTAGCAATAAGTTTGCCAAGCAGATCGCGGTTAGTTGCAATTTCTGCTGGGATGCCATAAGAGGTCATCATGTCAACATCCGCTTGTTCCTTAGCAACATATTGTGCCTCAGAAATACTGCGACCTGCTGTGCGAAGTGTTGCCATAGCAGGAAAACGCTTTGCATAATCTGGCGTTGTACGGACGTAATCCATAATTTGTTCAGCCGAAGTTCCAGAGTTCCATTGCTTCCATGTTTCATCGCTAAGTGCGCCAAGTCCTGCTTCGCGAAGGTATCCATTAACAATATCTTTTGCTGATTGAGTTACGCCAGTTGGAGTTGCTACTGGAGTTGATGGAGTTCCTTCAATTATGCTAGATCCATCGTTGTAATAAATTGTGCGGGTTCCATTAGCATTTGGAACAACGCTTACAACAGTTTTGCCAGCAGGGTTTCCCGTATCTGGTGCTGGGGTCTCTGATATAGTTCCATCTGAATAAGTAGTAACGAGGACGCGTGAAGATCCAGTGCCACGATAGGTAGTTCCTGTAACTGTTTTTTCTGCCTTTGGTACAGGGTTTGCAGATGGTGCAGCAGAAACAGGTAGAACCGCTCCGCTTGGATCAACATATTGCAATGATGAGCCTACATACTGAACACCTGGTTTAAGAGTTGGTGCTGGCGCACTTGCTGTTGCGTTTGGGTTATATGTCAACCCAGTAAGAGGGTTATATGAAACAGCATCCGTTGCTTTAGCCATTTTATTCTCCAAATCCCATCATTGCTTTAAGCGATCTGCCAAGGTCTTTTGCTGATGAAATAGCGCCAGGAGTGTAATCGTATCCATAGATAGGGTTACTACGGATTTCTTTAATTACATCTGCGTTAGTGCGGGCAGTAATAGCGCCTGTCTTTGGGTCGCGAGTTGTTACTGCGTTCATCCATTTACCGCTTGGGTCATTGAAATCAATCATATTTTCATTGATTCCAAGATTTGTAGAAATAAGATTCTTCGCTGGTGTGAACCAAGTTGATGGATCTACAACATCGATAGTTCCAGCCATGAATGGATAAAGTCCTGCTGCTTGATCCTTAAAATACTTTTGAGCATCAGCAACAGTTTTAGTACCAGCTTGAATTGCTTGCGCCCATGGGCCGATAATCTGGTCTGATACAGGAACCATGTAACTCTTTGCAAGGTTCTTAACTTGGTCGGTTGCTGTAAGAGCTGTACCAGTTTTTGCCTTAGTGACATCGTATGTACCAGCAACTAATTGCTTAACGCGAGGATCTGTTAAAGACCATCCTTTTAGGAAAACATCATTAACAAGTTCTTGACGAGTTTCTGGACTTACAGGATTTCCTGATTGAGTAATATACGCATCAATGTTTGCTTCAATTGCTTTTTGTTGCTTCTTATATTCGCCAGGGTTGGTTAAAGCAAGATTAAAAAGGCTTGCTTGGTTAGCAGACCAAACCTGAGTTATGTCCCAGTTATATGTTGCAGCTCTGACTTGTTCTGCGGTTGGTGGATTGCCAGCCTCAGCATCACGCGCCCATTGAAGATAAGTCTTTCCGTGTTCTGGATCAGTGAGAAGTGGAACTAACCAAGGTGTTGTTTTCTTCGCCTTGGCTATGAGTTCTGCATCAGTAGATACTTTAGTTTTCGCTGCCATTACTTAGTTCCTCTTCCGCCAAGTGACTTAAACCATGTATCAACGGCAGCATTTAATCCATTAACGCCAGCCTGAGTTGGATCTGCCTTACGAGCAAACTCTGCTGCCGCAACATTTGCATCTGGTGCAGATTGAACTGTTTGTACTTGAACCTTTGGAGTCATATCAGCACTTTGGAAATTCTGCTGAATTGTAGGTTGTGCTGCTCCTGGAACTTGTGGTCCGACAAAACCTTCTGGGTAAGAAGGAGTAGTTGCGCTAGGCGCAAATGGAACTGTAGGTGTTTGAGCCTGAGTAGCCGCAGCGCTCATGCGAGCTGCTGACATAACCTGAGATTGGAACGAAGCAGCAAACTGCTTGCGTTGCTTTTCTGTTGCGCCCACTCCGAGGACATCACGAAATGCCTTATCTGCAATGTAAGAAAGATCGGTTGTGTTAGGAACCTGAACCTTTGCAATCTGTGTGCGTACAGCATTACCGCCATATTTGATTGCAGTGTTCTGTTGATCTGTTAAATAGGAAGTTACTGGTGCGGCAACGGTTGGGTCTGCTGAATTGTGGGCAGTAAGAGATTCCATGAAATTCTTAACAGCGATTAAATCTGTTGTTGAAGATGGATCCCAACTGCCAAATGTAGGTGTTGAACTGTAAAACTTTGACTGGAAAAGAGCGTACTGAATTCCAGCCCAAGTCTGTGGTGATACTTCGGCTGTCTTGCGAAGAGCCTTAACAAAAGAATCTGCATCTAACTTTGTTTTGCCACCAGTGACACTGGCTGGGAGTCCTAGACCAGAGATGTCGTACTCATTAGAAGTAATGTCAAACTTGCCGATATTGGAAGAACCACCGCCTGATGGAAGAGATCCAAGCAAACCCAAAACATCTGCATTAACTTTTGGTGTGGGTGTGGGTGTTGGTCCAGTTGTCATTACTTAAATCCTTCCAATGGTCCGAATAGGCGTTCATAGTGCGTCTTATAGAAAGCTGCAAAGTTCGGATCCTTCTGCGCTAAGTCTATCGCGACCTTGCGGAATCCATCAGTTATCTTAACAAGGTTGGCATCTGGAACTGAGTCCTTAGCCACTGCATCGCTAACTCGTTGTGCTGCCTTTTGAAATACTTCGTAGTTGGCTGCGCGCTGTGGATCTCTGACTCGAACTTCGCCAATGAAGCGATCTGCTTCTGTTGCCTTTTGGCGAGAGATTGAAGCTGATGCTGAGTTATCCCATGCTGGGTACTTGTAGTGGACAAGTTCATCGATAGTCTGTTTATTAATTGCCTTACCAGCAAGTCCTGTTTCGGTCTTGATTTTATCTGGCCAGACAATACGGTTATTAGGATTCTTATAGTTGTAGTCCAAGTATGGTTGCAACTGAGCAATGAGGGTATTGCGGTATTCCCATGCTGCTGTCTGCTGTGCCTGAGTAGGCATATTCTTATGCTGGCGTGGAGCGATGAGAGTCTCTCCACCTTCCAACTTAGACTTAACCTCTTCACCGATATTGGCTAGGCTCTTGATGCTTGCCCAAACTTCGCCTTCTCCGACCTTGCCTTCGCGTGTCATAAAGAGGTCGCTGAATTCCTTGACGGCAGGAATGTATTTGTTGAGTGTTGACATCACAGAATTGTTATGTAAGGTAGTTCCATAATCGATCATTTTTGGAGCGAGAATGTCGAATAGAGCCTGAATGTATGGGGCATTGATACCACCAAGTCCGCCTAGTCCTACACCATGCTCAAGGGGGTTCAACTTATGAATCTCCTTGATAATTGGCATATTCTCATCAAGCCACTTATTCATCTTGGTTCCGCCATGTTTATCGTAAAGATCCAGAATTGCATGGCTGACCATTACCTGACCTGGGTGAGTCAAAAGGTAAGCACCAAACTGACGCATCACAGTCTTGTTAAATGAGAATGGGAAGAAGATAGCGTTTACTGTGCGCTCGGCTCCAGTGCGCTCGCCATATCCCATGACATTTTCAATCTTCTGTGCAATCTCAGCATCGTTGAATCCTTGCTTTGCCAGCCAGTAAGAAGCCCACTGTTCTGCTGCGCGTGTGTTGTAAAGGTTATAGAAGTCTGTCTCGCGGATGACGCGTTCTGCTTCATCAAGGAAAGCGTTCTTTGTTGCATCCTCTGGGAAAATGCGTTCATGGATCTTCTTTGCTTGCGCATAGATACCCATTTCTTCCATCTTTGATTCAGGGTACATAGTTGGTGGGATATTCTCAGTGATTCCCTTAACCGCTGTCTTGAACATACGACGATAAGCGAAGAGTGGTGACAACTGATAGCGGACGCGTGAGCGAAGATTGAATAGGCGAGAAGGAACGGAAGCCAACTTGATTCCGTTATTTCCGCTGAACTTATCGCCAATGCCCAAACCACCGTAAAGCCAATCTTCAACTTTAGCCAAGCCACCAATCATTTCTGTTGGCACATTGGTACGAGCCTTCCAGATTGCTTTAATAGTATTCTGAGCAGACTTCTCATCCATGAACTTGGTTCCATTTGGAAGTCCCATCATGTCTGCTACATCTTTGTCCAATGGCTTTGTGAGGATACGCATCAAGTCTGCATAAGGGATTTCGCGAAGTCCTAGTTCAGTGCGCTTGGCTTCAAGGATTGCGTTCCAAGCCTCTGTCTCTGTATAGCCTTCTGCTTCCATAATGCGCTTGATTGGGATGTCATATAAGCCAGCCTTGCGACTGCTTAGGAGAACTTGTTCCTGACCCCAAGTAAGTTTAACTTCCTTCTCTGCTGCGCTTCGGATATAAGTAAGAAGGCGGTCAGCATTGAAGCTAGGGAAAACCTTAATCTTGCCAGAATCAATTGCGTCCTGAATAGTACGATTTGTTTCTACGCGGGCGCGAGCAGATACGGCTTCTGAATCTGAAAGGCGTGGGCTTAAACCAAACTTGCTTGCAATCTTAGAAGCAGTCTTAATCTCAGCAGTACCAAGATCAGTGAACTGA